TGATGAAATCGCTGATTTGATCAATTCGACTTTGTATAAATTGCGATTCCTCAACTAAGGAGAAACCCTATGAAAGAAATGAACGGCAAATACGGTTATGGCAACCAAGCAAAAATGGCTGGCAACCCTGCCCCCGAAATGGTAAGCAAGGGAAGCGTTAAAAACAACATTCCTAAAGCCATGACCAACATGGTTGGCGCTGACAAGAAATTCGATGGCGGCAAAACTAGCGGTGTGGCATATGTCCATGACCGCAAGTGCTACCAAGATTAAGCGTAAACCCACGCCAAGGCTAGTTGGCGGGGTTTACTGACCAAACAAAAAAGGAGTTTTTGAGTGGCTGATGAACATTCTAATTGTGGCGGCTGTCGGTTTTTTCGAAGCCAGCAGATTATGGGCGTGTGCCGCCTATATCCACAGCAGCAAAACAAGCACGAATCCGATTGGTGTGGTCAGTATCAGGTAAGAGAGATCAAAATGGTCAATTTGCCTGTATACGACATAACCACCGATCAAATGACCGCCCCAAAACGCAAATATGTGAGGAAAGCCAATGCTGAAGCCTCTGCGTGACCGTGTGGTGGTTAAGCCACTAACCCGAAACTTGTCCGACATAATCTATGTCAACAATAAAGAGCCTTTTAACGAGGGTACGATTGTGGCGATTGGTTCATTGGTTACTGATTGCAAGGTTGGTGACTTCATCAAGTATGGAAACGGGGATTACCTTAACTGGCCTGTTCACCGTATTGATGACCAAGACTATCAAATCATTCAAGAAGCGGACATTTGTGCCGTAGTGGAGGCTTAAAAATGGCAAAACAAGGGCTTTACGCCAACATTCACGCCAAGCAAGAGCGCATAGAGCGCCAAAAGGCTGCGGGTAAAACGCCCGAGCGCATGAGAACGCCAGGCACAAAGGGCGCACCAACAGCCGAGGCATTCAAACAATCCGCTAAAACGGCAAAAAAGAAATGAGTAAGAACAACAAGCCCATCCCCCACAAGACCACGGGCAAAGGAAAAACCTATAACCCAACAGAAAAGGGTGCGGGAATGACCGCCAAGGGTCGTGCTGAATACAACGCAAAGAACAATTCAAACTTGAAGCCACCAGCCCCAAATCCCAAAACTAAGGCAGATGCTGGACGAAAAGCATCGTTTTGCGCTAGGATGGAGGGGGTGGTAAAACACTCGAAAGGCCCAGCGGAACGGGCAAAGGCCAGTCTAAAAAACTGGAATTGTTAAAACCCCTTTTGGAAAAAATAAAGGAAATATCATGTCAAATTCAATCGCAACAGGCGTAGCTTACGCAGACCCCGAATTCGTATCAGTACAGGTCGGCAATTCAGCCGTTCCCGTAGCTGTTACATCAAGCGGCATCATTAACGGCGCTTATGCCACAACCAGCGCCACCAGTGGCGACACCCGTTTAACCTACCAAAAGCTGACATTTAGTAGCACAGGTAGCGGTGAAACCATGCGAGCATTCAGCGTGGTTACAGGTGCTGGCGCTGCGGCTGGTGGCACGATCAATGGATCACACATCAGCACATCCATCAATGGATCAGGCACTATTGCTGGCGCTGCAAATGCAATTCGTGCAACCATTGGCGGTTCGTCAACAAACCCAGGCGGTACATTGGCGGCATTGCAGTTGGATTCTGATTTTGCGACAGGCGGCACATGGTCAAACACATCATTTTTGCGTGTAACAAACTCAGGCACAGGTGAAGTCGGTAACTTTGCGGCAATGCCTGCGGTTAGCGCAACAGGCGTGTTTAGAGCCAAAGTCGGTTCACCAGTGGTTACCCATACCATTCCAGTGACCAGCGGCGGCACAACCTACTACGTCATGGTCAGCACGGTTGCCTAAATGCTGAAACATCCCGACATTGAAGTTCAAGCCTTAGTCGAGATGCTGGAGGGGCAGCGTGACAATGCAATGGTGCAAGCCGCTGCCCTTTTTAGGGAAAACACCGAGTTAAAGCAAAAGTTAGCAGAACTCTCCAAGGAGATGGCAAATGCCACTGATCAAATCAATGACACCCAAGGCAATGAGTAAGAACATTGCCAAGGAGATGGAAGCAGGCAAGCCCCAAAAGCAAGCCGTTGCCATAGCTTATTCGGTAAAGCGTGAAGCTGAGAAAAAAGCCAAACAAAAGCCTAAAAAGTGAAAATAACCCAAAAAAAGGTTACAGAACTAATTCCTTATGTAAATAACAGCCGCACCCACAGCGATGAGCAAGTGGCACAAATTGCGGCAAGCATTAAGGAATTTGGCTGGACTAACCCAATACTGGTAGACGGGTCAAACGGCATCATTGCGGGGCATGGCAGGCTATTAGCCGCCCGTAAGCTAGGCTACACAGAAGTGCCCACCATAGAACTGTCTGACCTAACAGAAACACAAAAGAAAGCCTACATCATTGCTGACAACAGGCTGGCGCTAAACGCTGGCTGGGACAATGAAATGCTGACCATAGAGTTGAACGACCTATTAGCAGACGGTTTTGCCTTGGAAATGTTAGGCTTTGACCCCAAAGAATTAAGCGCTTTACTAGAGCCTGAGGTAATTGAAGGGCTTACAGACGAGGATGCTGTTCCTGACGTGCCTGATGAGCCAACCACCAAGCTGGGCGACATTTACCAATTAGGCAAGCATCGATTGATGTGTGGGGATTCGTGCAGTCTGACCGATATGGAAAAGCTGTGTGATGGGCAGCTTGTGGATATGTGGTTGACTGACCCTCCATATAACGTGGCATATGAAGGCAAAACAAAAGATGCCTTAAAAATCCAAAACGACAGCATGGGTGACGATCAGTTTCGTCAGTTCTTGCGAGATGCCTATGTAACCGCTGATTTGGTAATGAAGCCAGGCGCTGTTTTCTATATTTGGCATGCGGATTCAGAAGGATATAACTTTAGGGGTGCGGCACAGGACGCTGGATGGAAGGTGCGCCAATGCTTAATTTGGAAGAAGTCCAGCATGGTTATGGGGCGGCAAGACTACCATTGGAAGCATGAACCCTGCTTGTATGGCTGGAAAGAGGGCGCTGGACACCTTTGGGCTACTGACCGCAAACAAACCACCATTTTGGAGTTTGATAAGCCTAGCCGCAACGGTGAACACCCAACTATGAAGCCTGTTGGATTGTTTGAATACCAAATGCTAAACAACACTAAAGGCGGCGACATAGTGCTGGATTCATTTGGTGGAAGCGGTACAACAATGTTGGCGGCTGAAAAGCATGGTCGCTACGCACGGCTTATGGAGTTAGACCCTAAATATTGCGATGTAATTGTCAAGCGTTGGGAAGACTTCACAGGCAAAAAGGCTGTATTGTTGACCGAAGTAACCGAAAATGTGTAACATTTGGTTAAATTCCCCTCTATAAAATGAACCACGAACATTTGCCCACAGATGAAAGCCGCAGGCTGGTTGAATCCAGTAGTGGGTTGGGCTTGCCGCATGAATCAATTGCTGTGCTGGTTGGCATCGATGATAAGACTTTGCGTAAGCACTACCGCCATGAGTTGGACATGGGCAAGGCTAAAGCCAACGGGCAAATTGCAAAGACGCTGTTTCAAAAGGCTACATCAGGGGACACCACCAGTTTGATTTGGTGGACAAAGACCCAAATGAAATGGTCAGAAACCGTTAAAGCCGAAGTAACTGGCGCAGATGGTGAGCCTTTGCAGGGCATCCAAGTCACCTTTGTAAAGCCCAATGAGTGAAGTTCAAGACGCTATTGCAAAGGCAGAATTCCCTGTAAAACTGGAGGGACTTTTTAGAAAAAGCCGTTATAAGGTTGCCTATGGCGGCAGGGGCGGGGCAAAGTCTTGGGGTATTGCTAGGGCATTGCTAATCCTTGGCGCTAAAAACCCGTTGCGTATCCTGTGCGCCCGTGAATTCATGACTTCCATGCGAGATTCGGTGCATAAGTTGTTGTGTGACCAAATTGAAAGCCTAGGCCTGCTTGGTTTTTACGATATAACCCAAGCCAGCATCCGAGGCAAGAACGGTACAGAGTTTGCCTTTGTTGGTCTCAAGAACAATATTGCCAATGTTAAGTCCTATGAGGGTGTGAATATTTGTTGGGTGGAGGAAGCCCAAACGGTGAGCCGCCTGTCGTGGAATGTGCTAATACCTACCATCCGAGCCGAGGGCAGCGAAATATGGGTTTCGTTTAATCCTGAGTTGGAAACAGACGAAACCTACCAACGGTTTGTGGCAAAAGCCCCCGAGGATTGCATCACTATGCGGGTAAACTGGTCGGACAACCCTTGGTTTCCCGAAACCCTACGGTTGGAAAAGGATGCCCTCAAAGAACGTGACGAGGAAGCCTACAACCAAGTTTGGGATGGTTTGTGCAGGCAAACGGTGGATGGGGCTATCTTTGCCAAGGAAATGCAACAGGCTGAGAAAGAGGGGCGCATCACCCGTGTGCCTTACGATGCCACCAAGCCAGTTCATGCGGTGTTTGACTTGGGATGGTCGGACAGCACAGCCATTTGGTTCTTGCAGTTTATAGGCATGGAGACTAGGTTAATCCGCTACATTGAGGATAGCCAAAAGACTATCAGTTATTACATGGCGACTATGCAAACCTTTGGATATGTGTACGACACCATTTGGTTGCCCCATGATGCCGAGAACAAGACACTGGCGGCGGCGGGAAGGTCAATTGATGACATTGTGAGGGCGGCAGGGTACAAGACCCACATCCTACCCAAAGTGCCGATTGTGGATTCAATCAATGCCGCTAGAACAATATTTCCTAATTGCTGGTTTGACCGAGAACACGCCGCCGATGGCTTGGCTTGCCTGCGGCACTACCGATATGAGGTAGACCCCGACACAGGGCAATTTAGCCGCAACCCTTTGCACGACCATTATTCCCACGGGGCTGACGCATTCCGCTATATTGCCCTTATGATTAAAGAGCCTGCCAAGCGCAAGAAACCAGCGCAGATTGCCACAGTTGGCAATTGGATGGGATAATTTGGCAATAGACACAAGGGCTAAACATGGCTGACTATCAAGCACAAACATCAAGCGCCGACACACGAATCAACGAAGCCATTAAGTTTTGGCGTTTGGTTAATGAAGCGGACTCCAACAACCGAGCCGAGGCGTTAAACGATGTAAAGTTTGCCGCAGGCGATCAATGGCCTGTCGAGATTCAAAACAGCCGCAACGTTGAAGCCCGACCTTGCCTGACCATCAACAAGATTGATGCTTACATTCGGCAAGTAACAAACCAGCAGCGCCAGCAACGACCCCGCATCAAAGTCCATGCGGTAAATAACTTGGCTGATTACAAGGTTGCCCAAGTCATTGAGGGCATTTGCCGACACATTGAGGTCAATTCCAACGCCGATACCGCCTACGACACTGCCTTTGACTACGCCGTGCGGATGGGTTGGGGCTATTGGCGCATTAATACCCGCTACACAAGCGAGGATTCGTTTGACCAAGAAATCTACATCGACACGATTGACAACCCTTTTACCGTGTACTTTGACCCTAATTCCTTATTGCCTGATGGGTCAGATGCCGAGCGATGCCTAATCACCACGGTGTTGGATAAGAAGATTTTTCGGGAAATGTACCCAGGCGCTAATGATGGCGCATCATTTGTACAGCGTTCCACAGGGGATGACACCGCAAGTTGGATCACCAAAGAGGATATTCGCCTTGCCGAGTTTTTTTATATTGAGCGTGAGCGTGCCAAGCTGTATTTGCTGAGTGATGGCACACGCCACTTTGCTGATTCCAATACTTTTTTTGAGCGTGTGGATGCCGCAGGCTTGACCGTGATTGATGAGCGTGAATCATTCCGCAAAGCTGTTAAATGGATCAAGATGACCGCCTTGGAAGTCTTAGAGGAAAAGACATGGGCTGGTAAATATATCCCTGTTGTGCCTTGCTATGGCGCACAAGTTATTGTGGATGACAAGCGCAAGAAGTATGGCTTGGTGCGGTTTGCCAAAGACCCGCAACGGATGTATAACTTTTGGCGCACCAGCATGACAGAGAGCATTGCCCTTGCGCCCAAGGCTAAATGGCTGCTTGCCGAGGGTCAAGACGAGGGACATGAAAACGAGTGGGCATTGGCTAACATCAAGTCAAGCCCTGTTTTGCGTTACAAGCAAAAGGACATTGAGGGTGTACCAGCCCCAGTGCCAACAAGATTGCAACCCGAGCCTCCTCCTATTGGCATTATGGAAGCCGCTGGCGCTATCTCTGCCGACTTGCAGATGGTTTTGGGCATTCTTGACCCCAACCAATTGCCAAGCGGTAATATTTCGGGCAAAGCCTTGGCGGGTCAGCAAAATCAGGTGGATTTGAGCAATTTCCACTTTTACGACAACATGACCCGAAGCATTAGACACACGGGCAAGATTATTTTGGACTTGATACCCAAAATCTACGACACCCAACGGGTTATGCGGATTATTGGTACTGATGGTCAGCCAAGCATGGAGACCATCAACGAGCAGAAAACCCAAGATGATGGCGTTCAAGCGGTGCTAAATGATGTGACCGTGGGTGAGTATGACGTTGTAATGGATACAGGGCCAGGCTTTATGTCCAAGCGCCAGCAAGCCGTGGATGCAATGATGCCGCTGATGGCAAAACCCGAATTGTTCAATGTGGCAGGGGATTTGGTGTTTAGGAATATGGACTTCCCTGGCGCTGATGTGATTGCTGACCGCCTTGCCGCCATGAATCCCTTGGCGCAGATTGACGAGAAATCTGATGTGCCGCCCCAAGTGCAGATGGAATTGGCGCAGGCTAAGAAAACTGTGCAGGATATGCAAAATCAGATGGCGGCAATGCAAATCGCTATGAATCAACGTGCCGATATTGAGCAAGTCAAGCAGGATAACGAGAACAAGCGTGAACTGATGAGACAGACCGCCAAGGCACACAACTCCGAATTGATGGCAGAGGTTAAGGTTAACGATCAAAACACCCGTTCCATTACAAGCCAAAACAAAACCGAAATTGAAGCTATCGTTCAACTTATGTTGCACCGCATGGATACCAGCCGTTTAATGGCAGAAATTGAACGTAGAAATGCCGACCAAGCGCAGTATGCACAGATTGCCGCACAAGACATTGATATGGGTCAAAGCCCATTACTTGAGCCAGCACCAATGCCTCAGGGCGCACCCCCTATGGCGCAGTGATTGACGAATTGATGATTTCGGGCTATATTGCCCAAAACCTTACCCATCAGGTAGATGGGGCAAATTCTTAGGATAAAACCTATGTCAGAAGTACAGGATGCGCCACAAGCGCCGCCAAAAGTAGCCGCAAATGTGGTTACTAATGAAAACATGGCTGAATTCGTTGCCAAGAAACTTGGTTTAGCTGATCCAGCGCCTAGCGAGGCTGTTAACTCAGAGCCGCAAGAAAGCGCCCAAGGACAGAATGAATCTAACGAGAGCGACAAGGATGCGACAGCGGTAGAGGATCGAAAACAGAATCCAAAATTGGAGAAAAGGTTTTCAGACATTACCAAGCAAAGAGAGGCGGCACGGGCAGAAGCCCAAGCCGAGCGTCAAGCTAGGGAAGTGCTGGAAGCAAAGTTGCGGGATTACGAATCAAAGGCAAAGCCTCAAGCCGAGCCAACTGGTGAGCAAGAGCCGCAGCCTGATCAGTTTTCCGATATGTATGAATATGCGAAAGCATTGACTGACTATCGGGTAGATCAGCGATTGAATGAGGAAAAGCAAAAGGAAGTGCAGGCAAAGGTTCAAGCCGAGCGAGACCAATTGATAAACACTTGGGCAAAGCGGGTTGAATCGGCAAAAGGCGAGATGCCCGACTTTGAGGCGATGGTTGGTTCTGCTGACGTTGTTGTGAGCAACGAAGTGCGGGATGCAATTTTCGAGTCAGAGGTTGGCCCTCGAATCCTGTATCACTTGGCTGAGAATCCTGAGATCGGTGAACAACTGCAAGGCATGACTTTGACAAGAGCCTTGGCAACAATTGGGAAACTGGAGGCAAAGTTTGAAAAGACTGAGCCTCAGACAAAGACTACTGTTGGGAAAAGTAAAGCGCCAGCGCCGATCAACCCGATCAAAGCGTCTGCTAATGGGCCTGTGACCGAACTTGACTCAAACCGTCAATTTCATGGTAACTATCAGGCTTGGAAAGCGGCACGACTTGCAGGGCGAATCCGCTGACAAATCAATCTTTTTTAAGGAAATGAAATGAGCAACAATCTGCTTACCATCTCCATGATCACCAACGAAGCGTTGATGGTCTTGGAAAACGAGTTGACTTTCTCCTCTGAAGTCGAGCGCAACTATGATGACCAATTCGCCGTTACTGGCGCAAAGATCGGTGCTACTCTGAATGTTCGCCGCCCTGGTCGTTTTATCGGTACAACTGGCCCCGCCCTGAACGTTGAAGATTTCAACGAAACCAGCGTTCCCGTCACGTTGTCCACACAGTTCCACGTTGATACCCAGTTCACCACACAGGACTTGGCTTTGTCGTTGGATATGGTCTCTGACCGTGTTTTGAAGCCTGCTGTCGCAGCCGTTGCCAACAAGATCGACTTTGATGGCACTTCTATGGCAAAGTTCAACACCGCCAACATCGTTGGTACGCCTGGCACTCCACCCACCTCATTGTTGACATACCTTACCGCCCAAGCCTACTTGGACAGCGAAGGTGCGCCCCGTGATGGTCGCCGTTCATGCATTATTGAGCCTTTCACTGGCGCAACAATCGTGGACAGCTTGAAAGGCTTGTTTGTTCCCAATGACCGTATTGGTATGCAATACAGCAAGGGCATGATGGGTCGTGACTCTGCTGGTATGAATTGGAAGATGGATCAGAATATTGCCGCACAAACTTTCGGCACTTACACTGGTACAGCAACCATTAACACTAGCACCGATGGCGGCATCTTGACCTCTGGTTGGGCGCAAACCTCCACCTTGACCTTGACCAAATCAGGTACTTTCACGCCTAACGTTGGTGATACTTTCACCATCGCTAACGTGTTTGCGGTCAACCCCCAAAACCGTCAAGCCTACGGTAGCAACAAGCTACGCAATTTCGTTGTGACCGCTATCAGCGGCAACAGCGTTACTGTGTCGCCTGCTGTTATCTCTGCTGGTCAGTTCCAAAACGTGTCCATCGTCAGCCCTGGCGCTTCCGCTGTGACCCCGTTCAACCAAGCTGGCGCAGTGTCACCACAGAACATCGTGATGCACAAAAATGCTTTCACTTTGGCTACGGCTGACTTGGAATTGCCTGATGGCGTTCATTTCGCTGGTCGTGCAAGCGACAAAGACTTGGGCTTGTCATTGCGTGTGGTTCGTCAATACACCATCAACAACGATTCAATCCCAACTCGGGTCGATGTGCTGTATGGCTGGGCCCCGCTTTACCCCGAATTGGCTTGCCGAGTGGCTTCCTAATCAACCCCATTAAGAAAGGAAACTAATCATGGCTACTATCAATCCAGGTGCAGCACAAACCACTTCTAACCACCCATCCAATCTTGCAACCAACCAAGCCTTGCGCTTGATTGCCTCTGCACAATCGGTAAACCT